TAATAGTGATGTGTCGCTAGGTAATCGATGATTCCATACTTCTGCCGTTTCTCTGGGTCTTTAGGAGCAACCGTGTCAAGCAAACCTGCTGATACAGTTACACGACCTGAGATTGGAAGAACGCCACCGACAGCGGCAAGGATAACCAATACGAATTTGTTACTTCTGAAGACGTTCCTAACATATGCATATACTGGGGCGAAGAGATTATGCTCTTTTGCTAGTCCAGCTATGATCATGATAAAAACGATCATCCATAGATATTGTAACGAACCTAAGACCTTTACGTAGTCCATACGTTTCTCCTTTATAGTAGGTTAGCGCCTACCTCACATTGCGAGGAGATTATCGCAATCTAAACATGATGTGTTTCTAGTTCGCCTTTTTCATTGTAGAGTTCTATTTTATATCGCTCTTCAACGGATAATATGTTAGCGCCAGTCGCTTTATCTTGAATCTGCTTGTACTCTGTCGTTCGGTACATATCAAGATACGTATCGTATATATGACTCACGCTAGTTACTATCACTTCTGCCACCCTTTAATTATATCAGGTGAAAAGTTTGCTCGGCTAAATTCCATTCTATTAACAAGTTTTACCGCACCGCCAGTGTGGTCGATACCAACGTAACCTTCCGGAGCAGTAACTTCATATCCTCGGGCAGTCTTAAGGAACGTTCCTATAGAGCTGGCGCTGTCGAGTTTACGAATAACAATTTCCTTAGCGTCAATTATATAGTTCATCATAAGGAAGATGTTTTCTAGGTTTCGTTTGTTTACGTTTGAGAAGAATCGAAGGATTTCATCTCTCTTAGCAGTCTGCGCATCCTTGCCCGCTTGTGTCTTTCTTTTACCTGCTTCTTTTTTGTAGTAGTCAGCAATGTAATTGACAAGATCACGCACATGAGCAGAGACGTTATTAATGCGCTCACCTGCTCTCACCTTCGTATTGTAATGTGTTTTTACTTTGATTAATAATTCTGGATTCTCCGCTATTCCATTTAAAGTCTTAGCATCAAGGCGGCTAAACAGTTTGCCTGCTTCAGACAGAAGCTTTGTAACCGCATCTGTTTCCGCTTTTGTAAACGTAGCTGTGCCTGATACATCGTGAAACGTCGCATCAACCGACCAGACGTTCTTAGATTGATTTAGTTTAGAGGCGATATCCTTACCGAATGAGGCTTTCATATTCTCAAATGAGTCGCCCTCATAGGTTGTATGCCATACAATACCTATCTTAGTGGCTCTAATGCGCCTACCAAGCTCAGAATTATAGGGGACAGCATATACAATAGTATTAGGATGGAATGTGATAACGGGCTCTCCGTCGATCTTGGCTCGCTTAAGCGTTGATGTGTCATATAGGAAATCCCCCTGATATACACCGCTCTTTATACCAAGTTCTGGTAGATATTCTAGAGCGAGTTTTAATTTCTTTGCTAGGTCGCCAGAAGCATCAGCATCAACCTCAGCTGGCGTCTTGTAGACCTTTGGATTCTTATTGAAGATACCTTTCTTAGCAACAAAGAACTTACCGTCTGAAGGGTCAACCCCAGCAAATACAGCTGGCGCCCCATCCCACTTAACCGTAACGTTAACAGGCTTCTCAGCACTACCCGCAAGCATATCACGTAGATTACGCAGTAGGTTGATAGCACTACGTGTCCCGCTTACACCGCCATTCAGCACGGAGTCTTCAAGATGCTCCATGTGAGTGTTTTTAGATTCGATTAGAAAGTTATTAAATGTTTTCATTGCCAGTTCTTAAATGATACAAATTGAGATACTTTGTCGAGGTCACGGAAGGCGAAGTTCGATTTGAATAGAACGGTAGACCCTGATCTGAATATTACAGACGTGTTCACTTTCTTATCGCTCTTTTCAAAATCAATCGTATAGCCTTTCTTCATAGCATCAAGGATTTCATTAAACCCTTTACTCTGACGACTCGACAAAACTGATACTTGCTTACCTGCTTTATTCTGTACAGCGAGGTATAGATCATCAGCACCATCAAACCCAAGTAGCTTTAAGAAGTTCTCATTGATCTCTTCTTTGCGGCTCTTGTATTGATCTTCAAATACTTTGATCATCAGGTTTCTTACTTCTATGTATACGCCTTGATCATCGACCATTTTCTTAGCAGCCTCACGACCAATCTTTCGCTTCATTTTAGCTGGAGAGTTTTCTCCTGACTGAAGCTCTTGTATACGACGCATTTCTTTTTCAAGCCCATACTTGCTTACAAACGCTGTAATCTTAGAGTCTACCGAACCTTTATTTTCAAAACCGCCAATCTCGGGGGCGAGTAGATTGATAACCCAAGAGGTGAACGTTGAGTTTGATACGTTGATATTCCAGTCTTTGTATGCTTTCAGAGAGGCTTCGATATGATCTACAACTTCACGTGTAGACTTCTTACGAGCAAACAGTTCGATATCCGCTTTAGTTCTACCCTTACCTGACTCGCCTGTTAATACAACTTCAAACTCGATTAGCTCTAGGTCAGTAGCATTCTGTCGAATATCGCTCCAAATAGAAGCAGCTAGACCGATACCCGACTCTTCCATACGTTGAGCTTCTTCACGTACTTGAGCAGGAGTAGCTTTAGGAAACTTACAATCCTTACATAGAAGCTTCTCACGTTTGTAGTTATCACGATGTTGTAGTAGTTGGGCTGAGGTCATACCTTTAAGTTCAGCGCCAGCATTCTCGATTAGCTTTGCGACTTCATATGCTGTACAGAATTCAGAGTAATAGCCCATCCTAGACTTCAGGTCTATCGTTTCTGTTGCTTCATTCAAAGGGCGACCCCCAGATACATAATTTAGATTAATCTTTGTTCTTTTACCAAAGTCAAGTCGGCTGAATGCCTTTTTAATTTGATTGCTTAGAGCTCGGCTCGCCATTTTAATTCGTTTAACAACGAACATACCAGCGTCTCTAATAGAGCTAATTAGCCCCTCATCAAGTTCAGTGTAGTCTTTAAAGTTTAACATTATTATCCAACCAAGAAAGGATTGAGTTTTAAAGTTTTTGGAGATAGCGAGTACTTGCTGTCGGGCATCGAGATGATTTTAATCTCTGCTTGAACCTCATAGAACTGACTACGAGTAGCTACACGAACCTTGAAGTCACCTCTACCCTGTAGTAATGGAATCTTGTTTCCTACCTTAAATGGGTCTTTATTAGAGATACGGTAGAAGTCATCGGCAGCCTGCATATAGTAAGCTGGCTCGGCTTTGCCGATAGTGTAATGCTCAGTTACGAGCTTGCCCATATCAAAGTTCTTTTGTTCAGCGATGTAACGATTGATTCCTGGCTGAGAAAAGAACTCTTTCATTACGTCTAAAGGAACAGCATACTGACTTTTAAGACCACCTTTAGTTGTAGGGATCTCGATCTTATTGTAGGGGATACCAGAGAATTCAGCTAGAGCTTTAACAAAGTTTCGAGTGTCGTTAGACCTATTAAGTAAATCGACGGCAGTCTTAGCAGCTGGAGTAGTGTAGGTTGTTTGCCACTTACCGCTCTTGTAGAACACACGAGGGTTTGATAGGTTATCGGTGTGGTTCATTTTAACTTCGAGCCACGTAACCTTACGATTCATTTCTAAGCGAACGTCAGAGTATTGAGTACCAACTGTTGGGCGCTCCGCTTTGATTCCCGGAATGCTGTTGATATTCTTAGCAACGTCTTTTTCAAATTTATCAGAGGCAGCGCTCATAGTTACTCCAAAAGTTTTAGGTATTTATAAGTGCCGTGAAGTAGAGGGTGGGGTGCGTCATTGCGAACGCATCTTTACACACGAGAGATTAGTTGAGAGAGAGAGGTTCGTGCGCCCCATTTAACCAGTATACTAAACTTTAGGTGTTTAGTCAAGGATTATTTTAACGATCTTCATCCCAGTATCCCGCAGGGTAGTTGTTAGCAATATCAAATGCCCACATGTTGTCCTGAGGTTTATCGTAGATGCCTGTTTCTTGAGCCCAACGCTCAAACAAAGATCGTTCTAGTCCATGCGCTTCAATTTCCCAAGGCTGCTCCCAGTAATCCATACCATGAGTGAAGTAACCTTTCTTATAACGAACAACGCTATAGCCAGCATGCGTAACCGTTTTCATCTCATCACGAGCCCACTGCTTCACGTGAACCATTTCATGAGCGATAGTTACGAGCAATGCTTTCATAGTCATATCAGCATCAGCACGGATTACAAAATCTTTAGGGCGATGTTCATCCCAAAGATAGATACAGTCGCCATAGACGCTCTCTGATGAAAACAGAGCTTCTTTTAAACGAACGGTGATATTCAGTTTATTTACAAGACGAGTACTCATCAGCTTAGAGGCTGAGTACTTGACGAGGGAACGAACCCTCGCCTTTTGCTCTTTAGAACCGCCAACAATACGAAGGTTCATTAAACCTCCTCAGTCTGAGAGATATTGAAGACAGTGAAATATTTTGGAACAGGTTTCTTTTCGATCTTACCGCTAGCAGTTTTCTTATCAACTTTAACGACACGGACAAGACGGATACCCGTAGAGCCTTTCTTGATTTTCAGACCAGCACTGCGAGCCTGATTGAAGGTTAGGAAGCGGAGATCAGAGTAACCTGATTCCATTAGTTCAAGTTCGTTATTACCCGAGTAGGCAACACCAGTAACATAATTAATAGCAGTCATAATTTTCTCTCTCATTTCAATCAACTATGTAGTAATTATATTAAAACTAGAGGAAAATTACAACCACTTTCTGATACCGATTTCTTATATGGTTATAAGTTTTTCTTATACCTTAAGATCGCTAAACTTGCTCTTATCTCCCCGCTCTCTGTTGCCGAACGAGTTGATGGGACCTTGGTCATCTATATTGATTAAGTCCTGCTGTGCGCTTTCTTCTGCGTCGTAGAGCCTCATTTTGGGTCGGTCTATGCCTAGCACGAAGCGTTTGTTTGTGTTAGGATCTCCATATCGATTCTTGAGCTGTTTAACCAAAACCTGATTGAGCTGAGTCAGTTCTTCGGTGGCTATGATAGCGACCATGAAGTCAGCTGTAGCAGGTAGACCAAACGATTCAGAAGTATCTTCAAGCCCAACGTCAGAGTTAGAGTAACCTGAACGAGTCGTTTGAGTAGCCGACCAAATAGGAACGTTCTGCTCAACCGCCAAGCCACGTAGCTCTTCAGCAATCGACTTGATATAAGTGTACGTATTAATAGAGCCGCCCACTTTCATTCGACTAGAAGCACAGATGTTCAAATAGTCGATGTAAATGATATCAGGTGTAAACGACTTCTTAAGACGCAGCTCATTGATTAAGTGACGGAAGTGTCCAACGTTAGCCGCAGCTGTAGGATACTCTTTCACGATCAACTTACCTGTCGTCTTATTCTTAACTCGCTCTATCTTCTTATCGTAGGTTTGCTTCGGTAACTCTGAGAGTTCATCTAGTCTAACGTTAAGAAGGTTTGCATCAATACGTTCAGCGATCTTTTCTTCCGCCATCTCCATCGTAATGTATAGAACGTTCTTGCCGTCCAATAGATTAGCCGAAGCCATATGACACATAGCAAGCGACTTACCAACGCCTGTACCCGCCAAGATAATGTTAAGCGACTTCTTAGGAATACCGCCTTTAGTTATCTTGTTGAAGTATTCCAAGTCAAACGGAATACGTTCTTCTACACGATGGTAAAAGTCATAGCGATCATCACTGTTATCTAGGAAGTCGTGACCAACGTTAGGGTCAAACGATACCGCTAGAGCATCGCTGAGTAGTTCAGGGATAGCACCTTTATCACGTTCGCCATTACCATCAATGATCTGTATCGATTCCATAATAGCATTATAGATCGCTTTTTCTTGACAGAATTCTTCAGTCTTATTGATAAGCCAGTCTTTATCGTCTTTACCTTCTTCTGTAAGCGTGCTTACATACTTCGAGATTTCAGCGAACTGATTATCGTTAAGATTAGAACGACTATCGATTTCAATAGTCAGTGCTTCCCGAGAAGGGAGAGCGTTGTACTTCGTAATGAATTTGTTTATCTCTTCGTAGATAACCTTCTCGCTTAGGTCGGAGAAGTACTCCCCTTTTAGATAGGGGAGTGTACGTCGAGCATAGTCTTCATCATTAAGAAGCGTTTTCAGTATCAGATGTTCCGTTCTCATTATCTTGCTCATCACCAAGTTTTTCAATTTCAGATTGAATAATATCAATAAGAATAGAACCCATTATACCCTGTTCTTGCTCTTCAGTCAAGTCAAGATTGTTAGGATTCTCAACAGTAATAGTGTTGAACGTAACTTCAGCAGAACCTGCTTCATCTTCATCTTCTTGGATTTTAACAACGTCATACTGATATACTAGACCAGCGAAGTCTCCATCTAAGATTTTGATACACCAGTGGTCGTCGTGGTACGCATTTTTAGAGTCTACGATCTCATACTTCGGTGGTGTCATCTTCTTGTTCCTCCTGGATTTCATCTTCGATTACTTCGTCTTCAACCTCACCATACTTGTACTCTTTAGCTGCTGCTTTATCGAGCATCTCTAGGATCTCAGGTGTGAAGTATTCTTCGGGGTTTTCGTTGATGTTCTTACCGAACACTTTTCTACCATCAGGCAGTTCATAACGAGTCGAAACCTTCTTAATAATATCGTACTTCTCAGCAAGATCTAGTAGACCGTAGTAACGGTCAAGACCTTTGTCGAACGATAGTTTGATTTCGCTTCGCTTATTCTCTTTGGTGAATCGAGACTTATGCATCGTGGCTTTGATAATGTTACCAATAACCTCTGTGCCGTCTTTGTCTTTCTTCTTACCAAGCATAACGATAGATGAAGCAGCATACTTCAGACCGCTACCGCCTGAGATCTCTTTGGTTGGAACATAAGCGCCAACAACATCATAGACGTGGTTAGTAACAAGTAAAGGAACGTTTGCCTTAGCAAGTTTCAACGATAGTACACGGAACGTACCACGTAGCAACTGAGCTTTAGTCATATCACGAGCATTCTTACCTGATTCAGTATCTTCCAACTCTTTGTTAGACGATAGCATACCGAGTGAGTCGAGAACCATAATCATAGGTTTTTTCTCGCTTTCTGGTGTATCGATATAGTTTGTTAGGATACGTGTAGCAGAGGTGCGGAACTCTTCAATAGAAGAAGGTTCAGCGATTACAACTCGCTTAGGATCGATACCACGAGTAGACATCATATCCTTAGTAACAGCTGCCTCGGTATCAAAGTAGATAACGCCACCATCAGGGTTCTGTTCAAGGAACGTTTTAATAACGCCAAGAACAAAGAACGTTTTACCTGTAGCCGACTCACCAGCGAACGCTGTAATTTTATTATTGGGTACACCGCCATATATGCTACCCGAGATCAACGCATTAAGCGCATATGATCCAGTGTCGATAGTACCTGAAAACTCAGAAGAGTTTCCGCCCTCACTTAGAAGGTTGGTATTATCGATACCCTTCACCATTGATTTAAGAAAATCCATTATTTACTCCAATGTTTAAACGTTTGTATATTATACTATTAAATTGGGTTTGGGTCAACTTTTATAGATCTTTTGTAGGTAATCTTCGAACTGTTCAACCTTCTCGATTCGATTTGGCCAGAGGATATACTCTCGCTCAGGGTTGAGTTTCAGATTATTCAGTAGAGGCAGAATAGCGTTATACATCTTATCTACCTTATCTTGGAGTTCAGAGACAGTACTCCCTTGTTCGTTAGCAACTTCTTGAGCTTGTTGTACCGCCTCTATTTCGTTTTCGTCAACGATCGTAAAACCGAAGTCGAAGTCAAAGTCTGACATTATACCTCCTATGAGAAGAAATCTTCCAATGTACTTGTCTTTTCTGTATCCCATCCAACAGAGTAAAGAATAACCCTCAACGGATCAAGGAAAGACTTCTCGAACTGAGTATCGTAGTCAATGTACTTACTGAGGTCAAACTCTTTAGGTAGCGTTGAGATGATGCTCATAACGTTCTGACGAGTTGGGTTAGGTTCTTTCATGTAACAGAACTTAATCTTCTCACCGTCTTTGATCGTTTCATACTTCTTAGTTAGGTTATGCTTCTTGATCAAGTGATTATACACTAGACCGCCACGTACATGAATGGGTGTGCCTTTAGGAACGATTAGGTCGTCGCCTCGCTTCGAGTATTTAGCAAGGTCTGACACAGAACGAGGGAAGGCAACGTCCTCGAAAGGATACGTGCTAAACTTCTCACGGAAGTCCGCAATGAACTTCTGTACAGTAGCCTCATCTTCGTTCATAATGATGTGTAACGCTTTCTTAAGCGCATCACGACACACCGCAGGAGTAGACGACTTAACCGTCTCGATGCCCATCATCTTGAGCTTAGGCTCGGTGTAACGAACACCTTCGTTATCATATACGTTTAGAATGTAACGCTTCTTAGCTGTCCAGATACCTTTATCAGCGATTGCTTCTCGCTTCATAAACATCTTCTGGTCATAAGCATTCATCGATACAGCAAGATCTTCGTAACTTTTATCAATGAACGGTTCAAACTTCTCTTTAGCGACAGAGTCCAAGAAGGAGACAACCTTTGAAGGCTCTGGTATTCCGCCTCTCTTTTCAAACACTTTGCGTACAAGCGTATCAAATTTAACATACAGTGAGTCTGTATCTGATGCAATGACATAATCTTTATTCTCCGTTTTAAGAAGGTTATTTAGATATTCGTTTACACGACGTTCAATCCACTTTATTGATAGTTGTCCAGACAACGTAATCGCTTCGGCTTGTCGAACATCAAAGAACCTGAAGTACTTGTTACCCAGTGCGCCATAAGCTGAGTTCAGCTGAACCTTTTTAGCCAGCTGAAGGTTCTTGTACTTAGAAATATCTTTCTTGAGCTGCTCACGAGCTTGGAGCAACTCTTGCTTTGACATCTCTTCGATAGGTTTCATCAAACAACGATTCCCGAAGTGTGCTGGCGCCAAGCCGACGACACGTCAGAGTTAGTTGGCGTAACGATGATCACGTTCGAAAATGTAGCGTTGCGTGGAGAGTCTTTACCTGTCATACAGATACCACGGGCGAAGCCCATACCCTCTTCGCTCATTACGAGCATTCGTGGGTCGTCAAGCGTAACGATACCCGCATCGCTGTCAACGAGTTTACCTACAAACTCACCAGCCGCAGTAACGATTGATACCACATCACCTTTCTTCATCTTTCAGTCTCCTGTTTACTTGCTCTAGCAGGTCTTCCGCTTCAAGCATTTTCTTCTTAGCGACAACACGGTCGCTGTACATTTTATCCATCATCTCAGGCAAGAAGCCTTGCTTGTCTTTCCTGAAGCACGTACCGTTAGCGGCAACGCAGTATTCAGTTTCGTTCTTGTATTGTTTACTCAGAGCCTCTTCTAACGAGAAGTCCTGGTGTCCATCTTCAATGAACGTATCTGGACTTATATTATACTGCATAATCAAGTGCGGGTAAAGTGAGTTCAAGTCAAAACTCATAACCCATTCATGCGCACCGACTTGCGGTTCCTTAACATAAGCGCCAGCATACTGCTCGCCTTTGAACTTTTCTTCTTTCGGGGGAACGATGATGTTTCGATCATACAACCAGTTATGAATCAGTACATCCCACATTCGTACCTGAGTAAAGACATCGCCATAGTTTACCTTAGCGTCGTAAGCGATAGCCAGCGCCATATCAATCAGCTTCATCTTTTCTTCTAGCTTGTCTACAAGCTCAACGTCTTTAATGTTGTAGTCGATGAACTTTTCGTAGTCTAGTTTGTAGAGCTGATGTAGAGTTTCTACTTCAGAGTAGTCTAGTTTCTTCTCGCCGAGCTCAACGTGAGCAATATGGTCGAGTCGATATGACTCTTGCTGAGAGTAAGTAAACTTACGGTAGAGCTCTAGATAGTCTAGAGTAGCCAAGCCGATAAGTTCAATCTCGAGCTGCTCACGGTTATACTTGGTAAAGGTGCGCTCACGGAACAATCCAACTGGCGATAGACGTTTAGCATCTTTCTCGCCAAGAACTTTACAGATACGATAGAACATATAAGGTATATCAAACCCTTGAACGTTCCAGCCTGTTACGACATCTGGATCCCAGTGACGCCAGTGATTTAGGAAGTTTAGTAGTAGATGACGTTCGCTATCGCACTTGATGTACGTAACGTTATCACTCTTTACTGTGTACTCTCCGCAACCGAACGTATAGAACGCACCGTCTATAGAACAGGTGATGGCGGTTACAGGTTGGTTGGCTAGTTTAGGATCAGGAAACCCATCTTCAGAGCCAACCTCGATATCGATATTCACGACCTTAATATAGTCGGTATCGTAATCCTGTGTAAAGTTTTTATGTACGCAGACATAGTCGTACAGCGTAGAGCCAAAGATCTTGAAGTTAGGAACATCATCATAATTCTTAGTGAACTCACGAGCATCACGAATAGAGCCGAAGTCGATCGGCTCTAAGTTTTGACCCTGATGAGATTGCCACTTCGTCTGAGACTTCGTTGGAACATACAGCGTTGGTTTGTATTCGATACGGTCGGTGAACCGCTCTCCATGAGAGTAACCACGCACGATTACGTAGTCACCTCGCATAAAAAAGTTTGTGTAAAATTTCACAAAGAACTCACTATCAAAACGTTATACAATATTATAGTATAGGATTGGGTCAAAAGTCAAGTTATACTTTGTGCCCTGAACTTCTACGTTTGATATCATTATGATTGAACTCAGCCCAGTATAGCTCGAATGCTACGCCATCTTTAAGACCTTCGAACTGATGAAA